GCAAACATTTGCCGCGCTAAGGCGGGCCACATCCAGGCCAATTACGACGATGCGGCTGTGGCGAGGACTTGGGCCGAGGTCGCCAAGCGGATTGAGGCCGTGACAGGCGTGGCCCCATGAATACGCTGCGCCCCTACCCGGCTCTACTCGTGCCTACCCGGTTCATACGCACTCGGATAGGTAGGCGCGTCCGGGTGCGAGCCTGCACGTGTGCGGGCGTGTCCGGGCGCGGGTGCGCCAGGGCGTGTGTACGCGCAAGGCGAGCCATGCGCCCGACGCATGGCAGGGTTACAGAATGAACATGCGGTCGGCCTCAATTCCGACACAATTGGGGCCGATTGTTTTGCGGCCTTCGGGTGATCATGCCCGATGGAACAAGGAGTGAACACAATGGCAGGCAAGAACGGACTGGACCTACACTTCAGCGATATCGGTTCGCATGGCGTCAAGGTCGCCCGGGACGAGGGCAACGGCATCCTTTGGGTGCAAGTGCCCATCGGCGAGAAGGCCGTCAAAGACGCGCCAATGTCGAGCACGGGCAAAAGCCGGCTCGTTGCGAATACCGGCGGGTTCCAACATGTCGGGGCCTTCCGGCTTAACCTGACTGTATTGGCCCCGCTCGCGTAGCGTCGCCACAGACCGCGAAGGAAGCCCCGGGGCCGAAAGGTTCCCGGGGTTTTCGTTTGCGCGTCCTGCCGTTTTCCGCAGATTCCCGCCATTGTCGCATAGGTGACAAGATTTTGCCCGTCCATGCGCGTTGGCGCGTTTGCGCTACCCCGGTAGCATCGCGGGCCGTTGCGCGAATCGGGCGCGAACGTCGTGGCTTGAGGCGACGGCCGGCGGGCGACCGTGCGACCGTTGGCGCGGCGACGGCACGACTGGCGACCTGGTGACGGCAGATAGGTCATCATTGCTGACCTATTTTTTCCTGGGCAACCGCACCCGGCACCCTCACTACTCGCCAATCCTGGCCAGTTAGGGCTCGGTCTAGCCGCGATGGTGACGGGCTTGGCGCGTTCGAGCCCCGGCTCTACTCGCCCGAGGGAACGCCGTCCTATTCTCGCATAGGTCCGCCGTCCTAGGACCAGCGTCCGCCCGGTCGCCCGGCTCGGGGTCGCCCGGCGGGGACGGCCCGGCCTTCATTCGCAACGCCCGGCGGGACCGGGCCCGGGGGTTCCTCCCAGGCGGCGTGCGGGACCCCCGGTGTGTGACGTGGGGCCCCGTACCCTACCAGCGACGGGTCTCACCTATCGTTCGCGCTCCGTTCCCCCTTCGCACCGGGGCCCCCTATCCCGAGGAGGACCCAGGCGAAACTGTAAATGAGGAATTACGCGGAAATGGCGTGCGACATCGAAGGAAGTAATCCCCTACGAAAGCTGCGGGCACCTTTCCCCTCTTATCCATCATTTACGTCCCTCGAAGGATGAAATAATGTCCCTCTAATGCCCTCAATGGTGGGGTTCGTAATTCTTCTGTGTTTTGAGAAAAAATAAAAGAAATAGGAAACCTCCCTATAAAGGGACCACAAGGGACGCGACGCTTGACTTTTCGTCCACCTTCCGATATAATGCGATGTAATTTGAAATATAGGAGGGAACTATGAGCGATATAAAATATACGGCAAGGGCGGGGCAGATCGTAGAGGTGAAGGAGGCTGCGGCGCAGCGGAACGCCCTCGGCTTTCAGACGGTGAAAATTACGCACGTTCCTTATGGGCGAGGCGGCAAGGCCGGCTGCTACGGCTGGCGGACGCTCCCAGTGAACACGGGCTTCTTCGTCCCCGGCGAGGCGCAGGGAAAGCGGGCAGCGGCGGCGATGGTGAAGATTAACGCCCGGGCGGCGTGGGAGAAGGAGACGTGGCGGTTCGTCAGCCGGGCGGGGCGGGGCGAGGGCGCGGTGGCGGGGGTCGAGGTCCCCGGCCGCTGGTTCTATAAGGTCCCGCGCTAAGCTCGAAGCCTGCCCGCTTGGTGTCAACGGTAGCATATCCCCTTCGTACGGGTATGGTGTGGGTTCAATTCCTACAGCGGGCTCCACTCTTTACTTTGCAACGATTTTGCTAAGCCTGCCTAAGCCTATACGCAACAATCCAAAGTATCGTTGCGCCTACGTTGAAATGGTTGCGCTTAGCTCGCCTCCCTCTGCACATTCGGATAAGTGCAGAGGTTCTGTCACTCGGCCGCCTATACAATACGTTTACGAAAAGCGTCATTTTTCGTGACTTTCCGCAAACGTATTTGCGAAAACGTGACTTTTACGCACTTCAAACAAACGGGATGCAGGTTTCTGCACCTTAGCGGGGCCGCTTCGATGTCCGCTTGACAGGCCGTGTCGCATGGTGGTATACTCCGCCCTTCCTCGGAGGATAAATGACTACCCGAAAAGTCGGAGTTGCGGACACCCCGCAGAAAGAGCGCGACATGGGCCTGCCCCGTGTCCGGGTCGGTGGCCGCTTCGTCACCGCCTATGACCCGGGCCTCGCGCTGAAGGTGTGCGAGCGGGTCGCGGAGGGGGAGACGCTGAAGGCCCTGTGCGAGGCGGAGGGGATGCCCTCGCGGCAGACCTTCCATCGGTGGGTCGTCTCATACCCAGAACTCAGCCGGGCCTATCGGGCGGCGCGGGAACTCTCCGCCTATTCCCTCGAAGAGGAGGCGTTGAACGCGGCACGGGAGGTGAAGGAGGGGGATAAGAACTCGGCCAAGGTCCGGGCCTTCGACGTGTACATGACGCAACTCCGCTGGTCCGCCGCGAAGCGGAACCCGACGGTCTTTAGCGAGAAGGCCACCGTGGCCTTCACGGTCCCAATCCAGATCAATACGACCCTCGACCTCGGGGGAGGGCCGGAGCAGGAATTTGGCGAGCATCCCGACATCTATTCGCTCGAAGCGACGATAGTGGTCCCGAATGAGGAGGACCCAGGGAAGAAGCGGGTCCGGGACGATACCCCGTTTACGAAGGTGAAGCGGGACGCGGCGGGGGAGGTCAAGCGATGATCGGCCTCCGCCTCACCCCCGATACGCTGCGGGCCGCGTGGGACTACCTTCGCACGACCCCGCCCTTCTGCCGCTGGTCCCTCCCGCCGGGGGAGGAGGTGGAGTTCCACGTCTCTCGGACCTATCCCGCGGTCGGGGAGCATAGGGCCATTCGGCGGAAGAGGCATCAGGTTTGGGTATCGGAACGACGGGTGAAGAGTACGTTGCTCCTAATGACAACAATGGCGCATGAGGCGATCCACGCCGCGCAAGATATTGCCGGCACTACTACGCCCGGCGCTGAGCACAACGCGGACTTTCAACGGCGATGGGACCTCGTCGCTCGGCATCATATTTTCGACCCGGGGGAGGAGTAGATGGCCTATGTCCGATACACGAACGTGAACGATCAGTCGGCCACGGCGGACGAAATTCTGCTGCCGAAGGAGCGGTGGCGGGATACCGGGCTATTTGACCAGGAAGGAAACAAGATTTTCCTTACCGAGGCGGCTGTCTTCCCCTTCGGTTTCATTGGTCGGCAGAAGAGGGACAAAGATGGCAAAGGCACATGAGACGACCTTCGCGCCGAACCCGAAGCAGAAGGCATTCATAGAGAGCAAGGCGAAGGCCGACCTCTTCTCCTCGCGGATGGGCGAGGGGAAATCGGCCGCGCTCTGTTGGGCCGCCCTGTATCATACCCGGCGGAACCCCGGCGCGGCCTGGGCGCTGATCCGCGATACGTTCGAGAACATGCAGGCGACGACGCAGAAGGAATTCTTCAAATGGTTCCCGCCCGGCATCTATGGCACGTACCACACGCAGAAGAAGGAATTCACATGGGCGGACGGCGTGGCGAAGGGGACGGTTACATTCCTAGGAATGGATGATCCGAGCGACGCGAGCAAGCTAATGTCGCGGGAACTGGCGGGGATCGGCATGGACGAGCCGGCCCCCGCAGCGGGCTCCGCCGGCATTGATGAAATGATCTTCGACATCGCTATATCGCGCCTCCGGCAGCAGAAGATGGGGTGGTACGCGCTGAAGCTGGCGGAGAATAATCCTGATGAGCAGCATTGGTCCTACCGCCGCTTCGTCTCTCCCGGGACGGATGGCTTCGTCGTCTGGCAGCCGGAGCGGCCGGAGAATGAGCAGAACTTGCCTCCGGAATACTACGCGGAACTCCGCCGGGTCTGGGCCCACCGGCCCGATCTGGTCCGCAGGTTCATCGAGGGGGAGTTCGGCTTTCAGCTGGAGGGCAAGTCCGTCACGCCACAGTGGTCCGACCGGCTCCACCTCGCGACGGGCCTCTACCCGCTTAAAAACCTACTTGTTCACGTCCTTTGGGACTTCGGTCATAACCCGACATTCATCGCGACACAGCGGACGCCGATGGGGAATTGGTTCGTCCTGGATGCTCTTGTCGGGGAGGACATCGGGGTTGAGGAGCTAATTTCCGAGGCCATCCGACCCCTCCTCGCGGAGAGGTACCGGGGCCTCTCTCTGGCACATATAGGCGACCCGGCGGGCAGGCAGAGGGAGCAGACCAGCATCATGCGGTCGGCGGTCAAGCTGATCCGTTCCTCCCTCGGCGGTTCCTGGCGCTCCGGCCCCGTTCGTCTTAGCGAACGGATCGAGCCCCTTCGGGCGGTCCTTTCCCGCGCTCCCGGCGGGCGGGGCATTGTGCAGGTGGACCGATCCCGCGCAATCGCCGTCTGGCAGGCGCTTCGCGGCGGCTGGCATTTCCACGTCTCCCGCTCGGGGATAGTGTCGGGGGAGCCGGTGAAGAATATGCATTCGCATCCCGGCGACGCGATGGGGTATGGGGCTGCGGTCCTATTCCCCCTCGGCAAACTCACTGGCCCCGCCTCTCCCCTCTCCCCGTCAAAAGGGGCGTCGTACTTCGGCAAAGGGCCTCTCGGCTTCGAGCGACCGGGCCTGATCGTCCCGACGCATGGCGATACCATCGCGCCGAGGGTAAAGGGCGGGTTGGAGAAGGGTGATCGGTTCGAGTATTAGGGCCTTGTCTTCCGGCCGACTTTATGGTATTGTACTACTTCCGCAGCGGGATTGCAACATTTTGGAGACGAATTCATGGCGACACGGGCAGCTAACGCGGTCCTCGGTCAGAACCGGGAAGTCACGGTAACGTGGGAGGGCCTCGTCGGTGATGCCGACGTTGGCGCGGCTGTCGCGTTCCCGCACCTCCCGATCAAGACGGTGCAGGTCCTCGGCACGTTCGGCGGCGGCGCTCCTGGCGTGACGATGGAAGGGTCGAATGACGGCGGAACGACTTGGGCGACGCTCCACGCCGACGACGGCGGGACGCTCGTCTTCACCGCCGCTGGCATGGAGGCGATTGTGGAGAACCCTGGCCTCATTCGGCCGGACGGTCATACGGGGACCGGCGGCGATATCGACGTAATCGTGGTCTGCGTAGGGGATAGGTAATGGCGTCCGATCCGGGCCTACTCGTTCCCGACCCGTCTCTGGTCGGGCAAATCGCCTCGGCTACACCTGAGGACCAGCAGATCGTCGCTGCTCTGGAGGGGTATCGGGCCGAGGCGGAGCAGGCGCGGAAGGGCGGGCCGAATTCCCGGGATGAGAAGTGGGCGGAGAACCTGGACCTCTATTGGGGCCGGTACAACTTCGCGGACAAAGCCGCGTGGCAGAGCAAGGAGGTGATGCCGGAAGTCTCCTCTTTCGTGGATCGGTTCGCCGCCGCGCTGAAGGAGGCTCTGGTCGCGACGGGCTCGGAGGGTTTCTACTCCGTGAACGACCCGACGGATAAAGAGCGGGACTTGGCGAAGGCGGTGAAGAGGGTGACGGACGTTTGGCTCTCGATCTGCGGAAGAAATCAGAACGGGCAAATCCTATCCTTCCCCGCCGTGTTCGAGGAGCAGATGAAGCTCGGCGCGATCATGGCCTGCTCCGCAGTCGTTACTTGGAAGAATGACGTGAAGGATGGGCGTGTTGCGCTCGAAGCCGTCGATCCGAGGAAGGTGTGGATAGACCACACGTATAGGAACCTCTATCGGCTCCGGCGGGTGGAGTTGGATCGGCACCAGCTATACGCGATGGCGAAGCAGAAGGACAAGAAGGGGAAGCCCCTGTTCAACCTGCCGGAAATCGTCCGCCTCCTTGGCCACCTCACGGCGGAAGCTACGTCGGAGGCTGAAGCCCTCACGGGCTCCGGCGCACACGTCTCTTCCTCCCGCGCCCCGGTTATTCTCGACGAGTACATGGCGACGGTCCTCGGCCCCGATGGGACGCCGATTACGGAGAGGGGCCTGTTCGTCATGGCGAATGGGCAGTTCCTCATTCGCGGCCCGGAGAAGAACCCGTTCTGGCATGGGCAGGATTGGCTCGTCTACGCCCCCCTTGTCACGACGCCGCTTTCCGTATACGGCCGCAGCTATATGGAGGACTTCGGCTCCATCGCGAAGACGTTCAATGAGCTAACCAATCTGATCCTCGACGCGGTTTTTACCTCGGCCATCAAAGCGTTCGCCGTCGCCCCGGGTATGCTTGTCAACCCGCAGCAGGCGGCGGAGGGCATCTGGCCGAGCAAGATGTTCCTGTTGGAGGACGGCGTTCGGCCGCAGGACTTCTTCGCCCAACTCGACATGGGTGGATTGCCCGCTGAAGCCGTCTCGGTGTGGCAGGCGTTGAAGAGGGAAATGCAGGAAGCGGCCGGGGTGAATGAGATTGGCATGGGGCAGTTCGCTCCGAACTCCCGGACCTCCGCGACGGAAGTGGTCGAGACGCAGCAGAGTTCTTCCGCTCTCGTTCGTTCCGTCGCGCAGACGGTGGAGACGCGGTTCCTCGACGTGGCCCTCGACCTGATGTGGAAGACCGGCATTCAACACGCCAAGGCGGGCGACCGGGCCCTGAAGGATGCTGCCGGTTCCGACCTGTGGCCGGCTCTGATCGGGCAGAGGAGGGAGCTTGCGGCGCGGCCGATCACGTTCCAGGCGCGCGGCATTTCTACCCTCATTCGGAAGTCTCGGATGCTCCAGGCCCTTCTTCGGGTCTTGCAAATTATCGGGAGTAACGAGTTGCTCCTTCGCGAATTCTTGAAGGTCGCGGATATGCAGCGGCTTGTCGAGCTACTCTTCGAGCTATCGGATATCGACCTCCGCAAGTTGCAAGTGTCGGAGCGGGAGGCCCTCATTCGGCAGGTTACGGAGCCGCTCGGCGCGGCGCAGGAGCGGGCCGGAAGCGTTAAGGGTCCGGCGTCGGACGCGACGAAACAGGAAGCGGGCAGCATCGCAGCCTCTATGGGAGTGTAACATGCCAAAGCATACGAAAGCCGAACGGGCGAAGAAGCTGGTGAAGAAAGGGAAGGGGAACCCCTTCGCCTCGGCCAAGGCGAAGGCCGATAAGGCGAAGGAGAAGTAATGCCCGCCGAACTGGAACGGATGGTTTCTGCGATCAAGCGGAAAGGCGGCGCGGTGAACCCGTTCGCCGTCGCCCGGTCCAAGCTCGGATCGGACGCGCAGATCAAGGCGAGGAGGAAGGGACGTGGTAGGAAAGCTAAGCGAAAGTGACCCGACGCCGGAAGAGCTAGGCGACATTCTCGGCGCGGCCCGTCTTCTCGGCGTCCTCCCCTATGTTAAGGTGGAGCTTGAACGGATGGAGGAGCAGGTCATTTCTCGCGTCTTCTCCGCGATGGACGCGGGGGCCCTATCTCCCGACGTGGCGTTGAATGCGTGGATGGAACTTCGGGCCTATCGTCGTCTCTTCAAGAGGCTTGACACGCGGGCGAAACTTGTGCATAATGCGTAACTCTCTCATGGAAAATTGGAGGAACTGATGGCGAAAGCCAAGAAGCCGGAAGCTGCGACCGAGGAGCCGGGCGACATCTTTACCCACCTCGGCGTCGAGGGACCGGAGAAGGAGAAGGATGTGAAGACGGCAGACGGCCCGACCACGGCGGAACTGCTCGCCAAGGTCGAAGCCCTCACAACCCAGATGTCCGTCCTGGAACGGACGAACACGGCGCTGATGGCGTCGCCGGTTCGGGCGGCAGACGCCGCTCCGGCCCCGAAGCCGGTCGCAGTCGATCTATCCGGCCTGCCTGACCCGGCCGAGGACCCGAAGAAATATAACGAGGCGCTGAACGACAGGCTCGGAAAAGCCATCAACGAGAGCATCGCGGCCGTCTCCGCCGCAGCTTCGGCCCGGCAATCGGCCGCGTCTGCGGAGAGCGGTAGGTTGGAAGTCCTATGGTCGGACTTCCAAGGAAAGTATCCTCAATACGCGGACCATGAGGATATGGTCGGCTACGCGGCCGAACGGGTGGTGAAGAAGGCGCAGGCGAGGGGCATCGACCCGACGCGCTATATGTTCACCGATCAGTTCCAGGCGGACGTGGCGAAGGAGGTCGATAAGACCTTCGGCAAGGTCCTCGCGCTGGAGGCGGATGAGGCGGATGAGGGCGGCGATAAACCGAAGCCGAAGGCGAAGCCGGATGCGGACGAGGAGGAAGACGGCCTCGGTCGGACGGATGGCCTCTTCGGCGGGCAGGAAAGTGGCGGAACTCCGGCCGGTACGGGCAAGCCGAAGGCGGGCGATATGATCGTAGACTTGCAGGCGTTGCAGCGAAAGAGCGGCTTCTTCTAAACGATGGCCCTTTGTTTAACGCCGGACGGCGAGGTCTACGAGGGAAATCGGCGTGATAATGATGCCGACTACGCTAGATGGTGGCGTAGTCAGAACCCGGAAAAGAACAACACCTACCACCGGAAATACCACGCTACTCGAAAAGCGACCGATCCGAAGTACGTTGAAGGAAAACGGGCGGCCAGCCGTCGAGCTTGCCGGAAGCGAAAAACGGGGTGGTCGCAGACGGATTACGATGAGGCCTTGACAAGGCAGAAAGGATGTTGTAGTATCTGCGGCGAATGGTATGGAAGTGGCCTTCGGGCGGATCACGACCATGCAACGGGAGCCCTTCGGGAGCTACTTTGCGCGAACTGCAACGCCGCATTGGGGCTCTTCAAAGAAGACCTGGAGAGATTAACCGCCGCAATCCGTTACTTGGACCGGCATCGAAAAAGGGGCTAAGGTACTGATATGGCATGGATTTTCGACGCTCCAAGTGGAACCTACAAAAATCACGCCCTGTCCACGGACATTCGGCGTGAGGCCATCGCAGACGCTCAGTTCATGCGCTTCATGCGAGCCGAGCCCGGCTACGGCAAAGGCAAAGGCGAGAGCGTTACGATCACGCGAATTCTGGCCCTGCCCCTCGCGGGCCGGGTGAGTGAGACGGATCGGCTGCCGAGTGGCCGTCCGGCCATTCAGACCAAGCAGGTGTCCGTCAGTCAGTGGGGCTTCAAAATCCCGGTGACTGAGTTCGAGACCCACCTGACCCACTTCAACATCATGGACCCGTTCCAGGCCGCCCTTCGCGACCAGATCAAGTTGACGATGGACGTGATGAGCGCGGACGCGCTGAAGCTCACTCCGCTGAAGTACGTCCCGACCGCCGCCTCGTTCAACCTTGCGACGAACGGCACGGCGGGTGCGACGAGCGACCGGAACCTGGGTGTCGCGGACCTTCGCCGGCTGCACGACGAAATGAACGGCAACCTCAAGGTTCCGAAGTACCGGAACGGCAAGTACGTCGGCATCCTCTCCACCCGCGCCGCTCGCGGTCTGAAGAACGACCCGGAGTACAAGGACTGGCTGGCCCCGTCCACGTCGGACCCGCTGATTACCGGCCGGTTGAAGGACATTGAGAACTTCGCCCTGTTCGAGACGAACCATACCGACGCCCTGGCCGATCTGGTCGGCGCGTCCACGACCACGGGAGAAGCAGTCTTCTTCGGCGCAGATGCCGGCGGCTTGGTCCGCATCATGGACCCGGAAATCCGCGCAGGCATCCCGGAGGAATTGGGCACCTTTCGCGAGGTCGGTTGGGTTGGGACGATTGAGGCTTTCCTGGTTTGGGAAGCCGCCGCTCAGGCCCGCGTCATTCACGTAACCTCGCTCTAAGGAGAAGTAGGCATGAGCACTTTCTTCGGAACGCGCAAGGTTGAGGCCCTCGGCACCTTCACGGTCTCGGGCGTCAACACCATCGAGTTCATCGCGGGTCAGCCGGCGAAAATTCATCGGGTGGTCTTCGTATACACGACCGCGAACACCACGGCGGGTAGCGTCGTCACGGCCCGGACCCGGATCACTCCAGGCTCGGACACGGGCGCGACCACTCTCGGCACGTTCACGACCGGGACCACCAAGGCCATCGGCACCGCCGAGACGGTCCTGTTCGGCCAGCCGGGCGATACGGACGGCACCGCAGTTACCGGCGCTCCTGGCATTGGTGGGCAGACGACTTATGTCGCCACGCCGGACCTTCCGAGCCTGCGGACGGGCGATAGCTTCGCCCTGACTTCGGACGGCGCGGGTACGGCCGGCATCGTCGATGTGTTCGTCGAATACTTCGAAGGCACCCTCGGTGAGGAAGCCGGTTCGGGCGACGCCGCGAAGGTGACGGAACTGACCTTTACCGCCGCATAGGCGAGGAGAAGAAGAATGAGCCTCTATGGGGCATTCGACCAGACGAAGCACCTGGACGAGTTGGACGACGCTCTAGTTACGCAGGAAGGCGTCCTCTCGGCCGCTACTCGTCGGCTCCGCGTTCTGCGGAACATTTCCGGCGAGGCGGGCATCACACTCGCACAGCTAAACGTCCTGTCCGGCGTCACGCCCGGTACGGTAGCGGCGAGTAAGGCCGTCGTAGCGGACGCGGACGGCGCGGTTGAGTTTGCATTCTCCTACGCGGCTGCTGGCTCCCATCAGATTGTCGCGGTCGATCTGACCCTTGGGGCGCTGGCCGGAACGTCCACGTCGGGAGATAGCGACTTCCTCGCCCCGATTATGGGCAACCTGCTCGATAGCGCGGCCCTGACTAGGACGAACAACTACCTCGGCGGGTTGATCGGACACTACTCTGCGACTAGCGGATCGAGTACGGTCTACCCGGAAGGCGCGGTGCTTGGCGGCATTGGCGACGGTGTGAGCGATACGCACGTCAACGCCTTCACGGCATACATCGACGGCGACAGCGCTCAGACGATTGCGGGCGCAGCCTTCAAAGTCATGCACAACAACTCGACGGCGGGCTCCGGCTTCAACTTTGGCCTCGACCTGTTCGACGCGGCCCATAGCGGCTTCAACGCCGTCTCGTTCATCGACGCCGATATTCGGTTGAACAACGAGCGACGGCTGTACTCCGGCACGGCGGTCACGCGGGCTGCGGTTCGGGCAGAAGTAGGTGACACGGCTCCGATTGGTTCGATCTACGTCGGCAACGCAGCCGTCGCTACGACCAAGCCGAACCTGTATGTGAAGACGGCGAACGGCCCGGCCGATACCGATTGGGAGCGCGTCGTAACGGCCGCGACTGACTAATACACTGAAACTTAACGGAGGAACTGATGCTTTCTAAGGAACACTTGGAGAAGAAGAAGGCTGTCCTGGTCGCGGAGCAGACGCGGCTCCAGCAGGAATGGTGGGCCTATGTCGGCGCGATCAAAGTCGTCGATCAGCTTATCGGTGAGGCCGACGCGGCGGCTGCGGCTGCTGCGGAGAAAGAGGCGGAGAAGCCCGCAGAAGATGCGGAGGAGGCCCTGGCGGAGTGTCTCGACAAGGGCGGAGTAAAGGAAGGACCGAACCATGCCTAAGGCCATCGACTACAATCGCGGGGTCCATAAGCAGGCGGACAATACGTCCGGCGTCGAAGTCTATATGTACGTGGACGACCCGGGCGTGTTCCTGAACGCCTTCGGCAATCCCGTCACCGATGCGGTCGCGAAGTCCGCCGGATACGACGTGGAGCGGCTGAAGAAGCTGCGGCTGAAGAAGCAGCGCCTCGCGGACGCCGCCCGGCTGATCGAACAGGAGCTTGACGTGCCGGAAGGCGCGGTGAGGAAGGTGGATGGGGAGAAGGCCGGCTTCAAGGTGCTGGACATCGGCCTCGACCGCTACCATGTCGAGGACCCGGACGGGAACCAGCTTACGCCCCATCCGGTCCCGAAAGCCGTCGCGTACACGCTACTCGAACAGTTGACTTCCGGCGCGGAAGTTGGCCCGAAGGAGAAGCCGAAGCCGACCCCGCCGTCGAAGTAAGGGGGCCGGGCCGAGGGAGGACGGACGAGGGGCTGGCTTTTGCCGGCCTCTTGTGCTAATATGGCTAGGCGAGGTGAGTAATGCCTACTTTTCTGGACTTGCGGACTAAAGTCCTACGGCGCGTGATCGACGCGCCCGCCGCCATTACGACGGAGGTTCCTGATCTGATCCGGGCCGCCGTCCGACAGTTGCAGACGCGGCACAATTTCAAGGTGATGCAGACACAGACCGCCCTCCTCTCCACGGTGGTCGATACTCGGTCCCTCGGCGCGGTTCCGACCGATTTCAAGGAGTGGCGGGCCCGGCCGTATTATGTCGAGGAGCTTGGCCGGACACGGGACATCGCCACGGCGAATAGTCGGGAAGCGGCTCTGGACCTGTTCGGGGAAGACGTGGACGTGGACATTGGCCCGCCCGCAATCATCCTCGACGGCGAGCCGGATGATGATGGGGTGAGGAACTTCGAGGTGTTTCCGTACCCGGACGGAAATTCCGACTACGATAACGGGGAGTACCGCATCCGCATTCCGTACTGGCGCTTCCTCCCGGCCCTCTCTGCGGATGCGGACGAGGATTGGTTCACGACCAATGCGGACGAGTACATCGTCCATAAGGCGGTGGGCGAA